TGAACCGACCTACCTTAACGTCCTTGATCATCTTGTTGCCAATCAAACTGCGGGCAGCGCGTTTGGCTGCTTGTAGCATCAAGCGAACTGGCTGGGTAGCGCGAGAGGCGTTGCGAAGCTCGACAGCAACAAATCGTGCCCGGGCTTCATTGTGAAGCGCACGCTCAACCGCCAGCTCGATTTCGCGTGGATTTGATAGCTCACCATGCTCTGCCAGCATTTGCTCGTCTGTGCGCTCTTCAATGGCCTCCTTGAGGCTTTTCGCGGCAATGATTGCCTTGACCATTTCATCACCAGAGCCAAAGCCGAATTTCTCCGCGATGACATCAGGGTGAATACCTTCCTGGCCATACATGCCACTTGGCAGCTTGCTCCAATCAAGCAGGGCATAGCGGTCGCCTTCGCCCATGTATAGATCTTCCAGGCCGGAGATTGAAATCTTATACGGACCGTCGACTTTCTCGACTGTGCCATCCGGCATCAGGAATTCGCCAGTCTTTAGGAATCGCATCACGCGGTAGGCCGGGTCTTGCTCGATTTCCTTGGCAACCTGCTCGCGGACATCTGCTCGCATTGCTGCGGTCTTTTTCTGCATCTCTTTCAAGATACGGGCGCGAGCATTAGACAGCCAACGCATCTGCCGCAAGTTATCCGTCGTCAGCTTGGAGATTGCAGCATTCCTGGCTTCTTCTGCCATCTGCTGATATGCAGCCCATTCAGCATCGCCCATGCCGGACTCTTCTTGAGTCTGGAATAGCGGCGTCATGTTGCGAACCATTTCAGCTTCCTGGATCTGCTCTTCGCTGGCCAGCATACGATCAAACACAAAGCGAACTTCGTCAGTCAGCATCGGAAGGTCGGTGCCGAATTCTGCCTTGTACAGGTCATTTAGCTTATCGCGAACAGATGCGTAGATATCGCGAATCCATGAACTTAAACGATCAAACACAGATTGCAACTCGACGCTCGGGGCTTTGCCTTCAAATGCATAGACTTCCCAGTTGTAAGCAATCGCCTCATGAATCGGGCGCTGCTCTTCCAGGGACATGTTGTTCCACTCTTCAATCGTAATGCCATTCCCGTAAGCTTTAAGTAAGGCTTCAAGATCAGCAACGATTTCTGCCGGCGGGTTCTCTGTCATCGCAATGCGAGTGTAGATTTCAACCACAGCGTGGACCATTTCGTGGCCCGGAGTCGATTTGTCAGAAGCTTTAGTCAGGATAGCAACCAGACTCTTCGGATCAATGTAACCGCGAGCTGGCTGTTCAAACTTTGTAAATACCGGAGTGCCACGGGCTTGAGTGCGAGGCGCTTGTTGTACAGCGGATGGCGCTTGAACTTGGTCAACCTGGACTGCGTGTTTGCCAAGTAGCACGGCAACGCCTTGGGTGCCTTGTGCGTTGCGGGCGATGTATCCATCAAACCCGGCGTCAATGATTGCAGACTCTACAGCATTGAACCAGACATTATCTTGGTCGGTACCATTGGCAGCGGCAGCAGCACGGAAGCCCAGAGGATCTGCCGCGATGTCATATAGGTTGTCGAGATTGACGGCATGCGCATACGAACCGACGCCGGCCTCGGGTTTAATCCCGGTGCCGGTATCGATATAAAAGTGAATGCGGTTAGATAAGCGGCTGTCATCTGTTTGTTGCAGACGACGACCTTCAGCGCCTTTTAAGCCTGTTCCGTAGAAGCGGCTGTCAAGGGCTGTTCTTGGGCTGCGGCTGAAGTGATAGCCGATGGCGCTGATTGCGTTTGCGATTGGGGTGCCGTACCTTGCCCCAACTCCCTGATTATCTGTTCCGCGTCCTGAAACGCTTTCAGCTCCAGGTCGTCCGGCCTGACGGAGGCCGAATTGAGCTTGGCCAGCGGCACCACCAGGGACTTCTCCCCGGGCTTGTAATTCTTCAAGTCGAACATCGTAATTCCCCTTCTCGATTTCAGACAGCAGCATTTCTGCCATTGCCAGATCCAAGCCTGCGCCGCCCTGGCCATTTGTATTGATGGCTTCAGAGTTGGCAATATCCCAGATGGCAATCTGATCCAGAGCCTGGCCGATACGAACAGCAGCATCCTTATCCTGGACGATGAGGTTCAGATCAAGGCTGACAGTTCCAGAGCCATCGCCAAAGTCAAACATACCGACAATGACGTTTTCATGAGACAGCAGACTTTCGTTTTCTTGCACAAACTGACGCAGCGACAAAACAGCATTTTCTGCGCCTACTACATTAAGAGAGCGAATTGCTACAACGTAACCAGAAGTCGGAGATACTGCTTCACCGTTTCCGTTTAGGCTGACGCCTCCATTCTCTTGAACAGCCTTTACGAGGGCTTGTTCTTGTTCGGTGAGATTAGCTTGGCCTGCCGTTCCAGCGACGCCTTCTGCCGCTCCATACGTTTCTCCTGTAGGAGCTTGGCGAAGTAAGTTTCCTCCAGCAGCTCGTTCTGCTGCTGCTGTGCTGATTGCGGTTTGTAGCTCATCATTCACCTCTTGTATTGCTTGATTTATCTGCTCCTCGCTTACGCCAAGTTGTTTGGCCAGCGATGCAGCAGCATTAGCATAGTCCGGGGCTTCGTCGTCCTCGTAACCTGCCACGCCTTCATCAGCCGTTTTTGCGGCATCATATAGGCGTTTTTCAGGGTACCACAACAGAGCCTGCAAGTCACTCATGGTTAGGGCAGGGTATTGAGCCTGCATCTGTTCCAGAACTTGAGCCATAACCTTTCGGATTCGGGCGCGCTCTGGCGGGCCGCTTGGGGCTTCCTTCTGGCCGTCCAGGTAATTAGTCAGGCTGTTGCCTACTTTGCGTAATTCATCGCCAAGGCTGACGCGTTTCTGGTTTTTCTTGAGCGGGCCGAGAATCTCCACAAAACGTGCCTGGAGCGTTTCATCTGCCGCCCCGATCAATGCCATTGCCGTACGGTTTGCAGGCTTCTGTGACGCCTTCCAGATAGCTTCTGCCACCACATCCAGCTTGCCGACAGCCAGCTTTGTCTTGATGATGGCCTCAAAGGCTTTCTTTTGCTCGGCATTCATCGATTGAATCAGTTGCTTGAGCTGATCTTTTTTGAGCTTGATGTTGGCCTTATTCTCTTCGACCAGGGTTCCGGTCCAGCGGCCCCAGGTGCGCATCAGCCAGCGGTCCATCGTGAGCTGTTCGAAGTGGCCGTACAGGTTGGCAAAGAACCCGTTACCAATCTTCGGCCCCAGGGCTGCGGCACCATAGACTTCGGTTGTCAGGTTTTCACCGCTAACCTTGCGGCCAGTAAAAGCTTCTACTTCCTTGACCGTGGTCTTGGTCGTCATGAATTTCTCGACCGCCTCAAAGCCATGCTTCTCAATCAGCTCATTGAACAGATCCAAGCTTTCGTTGATGGCAATTTGCGCCTGGCCAGCCTGCAAGTCTGTCGGCATCTTGCCGTTCTGCTTGTAGTAGGCATAGGCTCGTTCGGCCAGCTCAAAGTTCTTGTCTACCTTCAGGCCATTCGACGTAACAGCCAACGCCCATGTGAAGGCAAACTTGGCCTGTGGATCTGTAGCAATCTCCGGGTGAACCAGCGAGACAATGCGCAGAGCTTTGGTGACCTTCTCGTTGTACCAGCCCACTGCGTTCGGATTAGTTTCAAGTGCGGTGATCGCGTCGGCCAAAGCAACCTGAACCAGGTATTGCTCGACAGAAACAGTGAAGTCAGACAGATCGATACCGGCAGCTTTTGCTGCATCAAGCACACGCTTTTGAAGCGACATCTTGAAGTCGCGGTTTGTCTTGTATGTTTGATCACCGGCATGAGCGAAAGCCGATGCTACGTTAGCGATATCAATAACAGACTGTGGCACAGGCTTGCCCGGCTTCTGGGCGCCTCGTTGCATAAGAACTTCTGCTTGCGCTTCGATCTCTTCGTCAGCTCTTGGCCGATAAATATATTCTTCTCCCAAAGGCTCTGTCGAATCGTCCAAGATATCGCCAAGGCGAACTTGCATTGATACAACTTCACCAGTTCCAGCATAGTCTTTTGCCAGTTGCTCATTAGTTGTAACAAAGTCGCCTGGGTTAATTGTTTTTTGACCAGCAGGAACGCCACGGTAAATTGTTACCGTGTCTTCAGCAGATCCACCCATTGTTTTATCAAGCGTTATGAGATTCTCACCGATGGGCGCCGCAGCTCTTTGTGCTGGGGTATATTCAGAAAACACCGTGCCGGTTGGGTTTACTGACGTGATAGCTTGCGACAAGCCTTCAACCAATGGCGCCGAATTTTCTGGACGGAATAACACCGAGTATTTTTCGTAAGCCTGCTCCGGTGTCATCTTAAGCTTCAACGCCAGGGCAGAAAACACGCGGGATGCAAGAGCGGCCTGTACCTTGGTGTCAGCCGGGGTAAAGATGCCAAGGTCTTTGAACTGCTGCTCAAAATTTTTCTCGACGGCGCGGGCAGACTTCTTGAAATCCTGCGCGGCAGTTTCGTTGCCAATAACTTCTGCGTATGCTTTCTCTAGGCTTTCGGCTTCTTGCTCAACAAAAGCATTAGCTTCACGGCGAGTCATTGTCTCGCCTTCAACGCGAATGTCGTCAATCAATGCGGCACCGATTTCCGTAGGCGCAAGCTTTGTTGCATATTCAGCGATTGGAATAGAGATCTCTGCATCAGGCGATGTCAGACGATTAAGCTGCTCTTGTACGCCAGGGATAAGCTCTACAACCTGCTGCAACAGGCCAGTCTGCTGCAATACGCTGGCGCTGATGTAGAAGTCTTGAACGTCGCTTTCGTCAGTGACCTGCTGAATAAATTGCTGAATTGCTTGCGGATCTCGTGCGCGAATCTTGTTGGCAGACATTAAGTCGCCAAGCTTTTCAATTAGGTCACCGGCCAGACGGGCGCGCTCTGCTCGCTGCGTTTCGCCAGTCATCACGTCGATTGTTTTCTGTATCCCTGTGGCCACAGTGGTTTGACCGCCAACACCGATGACGGTTGCGATCAATGTCTGAAGTGCGGCGCTTGGACGTTCCTTAACGTATTCGACAAACGGCTTGTCAGGATTCAGCACAGACCATTCGTTCAAATCTTGCAATACGGTAGCAAGCTGCTCTGCCGGGACTTCAGATGCAGCTTGATGCATGATCGTTTTGAATAACGGAGTGCCGACCTTAAGGTCAGACATAAGATTCAACAGAGGAACCTTTTCAGTCCAGTATTCGACAAAGCCTTGACCAGCACCATAAGCAACAGCGCCCGCCGGGCTAACGCCTTTCTCACGGGCTTTCATGTATTCTTCGCCAGCAAGAGGCATAACCATTTGCATCAGATAAGCGGCTTGGCCACCCGGGGCAAATAGCAACGGCATTGCAGCCAGGTTTTGCGTCAGCGAACTAAAGCCACTAATAACGCCCTTGCCAATATCTGATTCAGCCTTTGGCATTTGCGATTCAGCAGCAGAACTAATCCATTGCTGGTATTCGCGCATGGCGGCAATAGGCTGCTCAATCTGCCCTAATGTCGGAGCGCCAGCGGCAGTCAGCGCTTGTCTTGTTTCTTCCTTGATGCCAGTCTCAAGCTCTGGAGCGATAGACTTAAGAAATTGCAAGGTTGTTTCGAACGGGGCAATAGCCACACCCATTGAACCGGCGCTTGCTTTCTTGCCTGTGGCGACAACCAGATCCTTTGCCATGCCCAAGCCGCGCACAGCCTTGCTAACCAGCGATGTATTCTCTACGTCATCATAACCAATCGAAGCAAACTCTGGATTTGCGTAAGCCTTGGCAAGAACAGAATCTCTTCCGATGTTATCGAAGTTGAACTTATTCAGCTCAATCATTCTCCGGGCATCATCCGGTTGATTGCGAACTGTCTCAAGCGGAAGGCCAGAGTCCCTTGCCATTTTGATCAGCTTGGCTTCTTGATCTGGGTTGTAATCAACCGCGAGACCAAGACTTGCCTTTAATTGCTCTTGTTCAAAATTCCTTTTGTTCTTGAGGTATTCATCAACAGACGCGCCAATCAACGATTCATCCATTTTTTATTTCCTGGTCTTTGGGAATGCTGCGGGATTAGACAATTGCGCAATCGACTTGCCGGTGAATGTGGATACGTCGCGCATGCTCCAATATACCCCCAAAATATCTTGTTCGGTAGGCTCGTCAATGCCGCGCGCTTTCCATGCGTCTTTAATCGATTTGAGCGTTGTTTCAGGGATGTCAGACGAAGACATGCCCATGACTTTCTCTTTCGACACGGATGTGTTGAAGCCCATGAAAGTGTTTTGGAATGTGGCATCTTTGGCAAACGTGTTGTCTACCAACTTACGCAATTCATCGGGCGTAAGCTGACGGCCAATCTGCGCTTGCTCACGAATGATTGAGTTATTAATGTACTGCTGAATAGCACCGACCCGGCCAACCATTTTCGGATCTTTGTTCTTGCCTTTGGTCTCGTCTTCCCACTTCGGCATGATGCTAGTTAGACGGTTTTCCAGAATTGGCTTGAGGGCTTGGTCATTAACATCAAGCACCTTGTTATCAGCGGAACCGGTTTGCAGTTTGCCCCAGTAGTTTTCTGCGTAAGCAAAATCTTCTTTGGAGAACTTCGGGCGCATCATGTTCAGCTCTGCGCGAGACATGTTCTTGAGCTTAATCGGGTCGCCAATGGTTTCAAAGTAGGTGACCTTATCAGTATCGTTGACGCCGTTCGTTTGATTCTCTGCAAACTTCTGCACCGCAGGAACCATTGCTGGGGGAATGCTGGTGCGCACGCTCAACGGCAAAGCGTCGTAATTGCCGCCGTTCTTGACCAGCTCCATGTAAGCGTTGCCAACGATTTCGGCTTCGCGATTCTTTTGCGCGTAGATGGCGATATCGTAGTTCCTGGTTGCTTCCAGGCGAGCAGCTTCACGAGCCACTGGGTCATCACCGGCACGGCTCACAGCGCTATCAACGTACTGCATTCGGCTTGGCAGGGCAGGCTTGCCACCACCGGCAGCATATTGCGACGTGATTGTCGTGACGTAATTGCGAGTCTCTGCTGGCAGATATGGTTTTCCAGTCTTGCTATTGACGCCAAACACGTCTTCATCGTTTTTCTTGGCTGTTGCCAGAGCAGCATTAAGATTGCCCGGGCCATAGTTGTATGCAGCCAAAGCAAGCGGAAGACTGCCACCGTACTCCTTCAGCATGGCATTGCGATAGTCTCGGCCAAAACGGCGGTACTCGGCTTCTGATTGATCCTTAAGCGGTTCAACTCCATAGCCAGGCGACGTGCCAGTCTTTGGCATCACTTGTGAAATGCCTTCGGCACCCTTTGGCGATGTAATCAATTCGCCCTTTACATTGTAATGACGACCACCAGATTCGACGCCAAACTGGATATTGTCCAGCAAGTTTTCCTGGGTAGGATCAAACGCAGATCGATAATCTTCTGCCGCTTTGCGGGCGGCAAACTTGCCCTGACGTATGCCACCTTCTTCGCGAATAATCTTATCAAAGCGAATGATCGAAGACGGGTCCATCTCTTTGCTGTGCTTGGCCATCAAGCCACGGGCAGAATCAACGTCGCCCTTCTCCAGCATGCCAGTGATGACATTTCCGTAAATGGTGTTCAGGGTGTCTTGCTTGGCCTTCTGGCGCTGGGCAGAGTCTGCTGGCCACTTAAGCAAGTCAGCGGCTGCGTCTACTTCATTGAGCGCTGTGTTCTTGTAGACATCGAACTCTTTGGTGCCGAACGTATTAGCAGCCAGGCCAGCGTAAGTCGTGGCACGGGCATCAGCTTCTTTCAGAGCATAGTTCTGCACTTGCTTCACAGCGTGCTGATTCATCTGCGTCTGATACGTCATCATGTGCTTGGCAGCAGTAGACTCAAACAGCATCTTCTGTGTGTTGTTTGTGAGGTTTGCGCCAGCTTCTTCCTTAACCTTGGCAATTGCTTCTGCTGTCGGCAGGTATGCGTCTTTGGCATTTACGCCATTGGTAAACAAATAGCCATTGTCAGGATTTGTCAGGATTTGTTGCGTCTGGGTGACGAACTTAACGTCAGCGGCCTTGGCGGCAGCGTCATCCATTTCATCCTGAATCTTAATCATCGTAATGCCAGCAGCGACTTGGGTTTTGCCAAGGTCTTGAATGTTCTTGCTGGTCACGTCCTGCACCGGCTCAATGCCGGGCGCGGAGTATTGATTCATCTGGCTTGCCGCCAGCTCCTGGGTAGGAATCGTTTGAATTGGTATCTGTGCCATATTATTTACCCGATGCCTTCAGTGCTTCGTACATGTCCATGAACTTACGATCCCTGTACCAAGAGTTGGCAAGGGACGTAGCGCCACCCAGCAGGCTATTAAATGCAGAGAAGCCAGGGCTGACGTTTCCTGCGGTTGTTTGCAAATTTTCTGCCGACGTGCCAGCCATTAACGATTGATTCATGTAGTTAACCGACTGCGTACGGGCAGCATTAGCTGCTCGCACAGTGTTGGCGTTGATCGTAAGCATGTCTTGCTCTTTGATCAGGTCAGTGGTGGCAATGACTTCTTGCGCACTGCCTACGCCTAGCTGAATACCGCGAGCTGCCATAGATGCCTTGGCTGCGCTCTTAACTTGGCCAGCCTTGAGGCCTACAGTGCCAGCTCTTTGGCTACCGGCTTCCATGATCTGCTGCGCCTGAAGCTCTGCCCCGGCGGCATTGATCATTGCCATCTCGGATTGGAATTGCAGATTATTTGCTTGCGACTTGAGCTGATACTTTTGCGACTCGGCTGCGTAATAGCTACCAACGGCGCTGTTGATAGCTCCGAAGATAGACATAATTGCACCACCGGTCTTCAACGCTCCTGTATCAGGAAGGCTTGAAGATGCGGATTTTGTCATTCCAGAATATGCAGACGGCGTCATAAATGACGACGTGCTTGGAGATAGCGAAAACTGGAATCCGGGATCAGTGAGCAACGTAGCCATGTCAGCTCCTTTGAATTGATTTTATTTGAAGGATCGTTTTATACGGGTACCTTTATCCACCGATTGCCACTTCAAGCGTCAACCCAACAAGCGTCAACGGCAGCGGGTCTTGTTGGCGCAAGTAAATCTGCCCAGAAGAAGCCCATGTTGGCGTAAGCATAACGTAAATTTCGTCCGATTTTAATGACGGAGGCGAACCGTAAGGCTCTGTAGTACGCTGTTTTGCTTCAACAAGATTGTTTTCGTCTGGCCCAATAAAGATACCGGACGATTGGAATACGCGCACCCACGCCTTGTTGATGTTCTTATATCGTCCCTGCCCGTAGCCTTCAATGTTCAAAGTCATTGGCAATGTCTGCAAGTCGCTTTGATATGGAAGGCCAACGTGGATTTTTGAACACGGATGCGGCAGAGTAATCTTCCCGCCCACAACAACCTCGTTAGGAATTACAGCGCCATCGCCTAGAATGGCAACGGTTTTCCCTTCCAAATGATCTAAGCCGCCAATATCCTTACGGGCGATTGACCACGGGTAAATATCAACCCCGCGCAGTTCTTCCTCTAGCGTCTTATCCAAATAGCCCTTAACCGTGTTTGCAGCTTCTACAGAGGTTATACGGAAGCGATACTGGATACCGGTAAACGATGAAGTGAACGCCACAACATCGTTAATATCTGCATCCCCAGGGAACGCAAACACATCGCCAGAGGCAGTTAAGGTCAATTCTTCTGTCTTGTCCCATTCTGTTCCGCCAGTGATAATTGCGTATCCGCTCATTGTTCCGTCATAAGACAGGCCGCAATCCATGTAATAAGCGTCCTCCAGCTTGCCGCCGAATTTTCGCGGGTTCATGCGCTCAATATATTGCTGCTCTTGGCCGAACGTGGTTTTGCGCTTTACGACAACATACAGAATATCCTCATCGCCTTCCGCAACCACTGCGCAACTCTTAAACTCGCCTTCCGTGTCGTGCCAATGCCATGCCCCAACCTGTTGCTCTGGAACATACGTCAAACCAAGCAGCTTGCCGGAATTAGAAACGCACCAAACGACCGGATTCGGAGCTTTGGAGTATGTTAGATCAACCACTTCGTAAGTATCAAACAGGTGGGCTGCGCGTAGCGATACGTCTCCCGTGATAAAACCGTTTGACTGCCAAGAATATCCAAGCTCACGCAAGTGGCCACCGCGTGCTGCACAGTAAACCAATGAGTTATTGATGATTACTGGCTGCACGTTTGATGCGCCAATATACGATTGTGGCCGAACCGAAATAGAGGTTGGCGTAATAGCGTCAGAATTGACCGAAGATACGCGCCATTCGGCAGAACCCGTCAGCAAGATCAACTGGTTCAGTGGAACAATATGGCGAATCGTATTTGCTTCTCTTGCTGCAACGCGGAATTTAATACGGTCATCATCGCGAATTGGCAACGAATAACTCATATTCGATTCTGTGCCTGATTTTGTCATCCAGATATTCTGAGGATTAACGTAAGAACCAGCAAAGCATCGGCGCTGCTCAAAGTACGATACCGCGCCTGGACTATTGGCAAACCCAGAAATCGTTGAAGAAAAGACAGCTCCAGAGCCACCAGCAGGTAAATCCACAGACACTACTGGGCTTGTGTAACCGTGCCCTTTTTCAATAACCTCAACGCTTGTAATGCCGTGGTATTCGCCAGTAACAATAGGGCGCAGGATAGCACCAGTACCCGTTGGGTCGGTTACTTTAAGCGTAGGGACATCTGTGGCAATCGTATGACTTACTGCAAAAGTTGCGCCAGAACCGGTGGACGGACTGTCAACAATGAATGCGATTGGGTCTGTGTATTTTTCGCCGCCATCAATAACGGTTACGCCGACAATCTTCTTATGGCCTAACCCGTCTGGCGCCGTTGTGATATTGAGACTGGCAGGGACCGGTGTTCCCGGGTCTTCGATAAACCAAACTGGTGTTTTATAACCAGAGCCACCGCTTATAACAGTTACTCCGGCAATGGTAAGCCCACCCATTCCATCCGGAATTGTATCAACAGAGAAAGAGGCGCCTGACCCAGTTCCGCCGGGAGTCGTGTCATAAATTACAACAACAGGAGCCGTATAACCGCTACCGCCATAAACTACTGAAACGCTTGTAATTTTGAGAGTTCCGTCAGGCATTGTGTAAACAGTAAACGCCGCACCAGCTCCTGTTGCATCTACGACTTTGATTGACGGTGTTGCGCTATATCCTTTACCTCCATCCTCAACCGTTACCGATGTGATCTTCAGTTTTCCTGCGCCGTCCGGAGCTGTTGTCCAAGAAAGCGCAGCGCCAGAACCGGTAGTATCCGTTACGAACAATTCTGGAGCCGTGTAGCCGCTGCCCATTAAATCGACATTTACGGAAACGACTTTGTAATCGCCTTCGCCATCATGCGCTGTAGTCAGTGCAAATACACCGCCAGAACCCGTTGGGTCTGATATTTCCAATACTGGGTTGGTATAACCGGAACCAGAGCCTGTTACAGAAACGCCAGTAATGATGCCGCCGTCATACCCAGTTCCATACATCATGCCTGGATCAAGAACGGTTACAGAACCAATCCCGCTTGTTGAAAAGTCATTGTCGTAAATTGGCGGCGTGATGCCCGTATCCGGCGCAATGTTGTCATCAACAAGCGATAGCGATGCTGTTTGCCCAATGTACCCAAAAATGCCGCCCTGCTTCTTATAGACGCGATACCGAATGGCTCCAGACGAAGGACTCCATGCGATTGTATTGTACGCACCGGTAATGTACAGATTCATGTTGACGCTAGTTACTGCTGACGCGCTGGATTCGCTAACGTTATCTGCGCTAATGGCGGTTACAACATAATCCCAATTCTGGTAAGTGTCCGCGCTAATTGGCGGCGGTCCGGCCAATGCCGATGCTGGCATATACGGAGAAACAGTGACGGTAGAAGGGGCTGACACGGTAGACGTAAACGAGATTTCGGTCAGCGCCCAATCTATTGCACTCAAGCGGCGAAGCTCCATTGGCTTGTAACTAGGATGCACCAATGTAACAACGTCAGCGGATTGAACGTAATGAATGTCAAATATGTGCGATGCGTCATACGGCGTAACAACTTCGTATGGCACGTCACCATCCATCAGAGTAGCGCCTTCTGTATGGAATCGAATGTAGTGATACCCGAATTCCAAAACCATAGTCTGCGTGGTGTTATAGGTAAACGGGATAAGACGCACGGCAGAATGGTCAAACTTTGCTTTGCGTACCAGCTTTGTGCCGGGCCTGTTTTCTACCGGACCTTGTGGAGTAACAATAAAATTGCGTAGCTTTGCAGCACCGGTTTGAAATTTAACATCATCAATGCGGCCAAACATTTCTGGAGATAGTTCGCCACCAGAGAATGAGCGATTAAACGTGCGAGTATTTGCCATGATTATCGACCCGATGTCCACGGAACAATGTGTTCTACCTTGATATTACGCTGGTTGGCATCCGAAATCTCTGCTTGAGATTGGTATGCAGCCATCATCTGAGCGCAACGCTTGGCCTCTGCTGCGCCAACATCGCCCTTGATCACGGGGCCGGCTAGCATTGATGCCAGGTGCCACGACAGCGTCATTGTGAACAGCGGCGAGAATTGAGTCGAATCAGTCACATAAGCCGAATAGCGCATGATGGCGTTTTCGGTGTTTGTGTACAAAATCGGAGTGCCCAACTCATCCATTTCGATGGTAAACGGTTGCGGCACATATCGACCAGCGGCCACCACCGGGCTGTAATTGTGCGACCAAAACGGCGTATCAGTCGGGACAAAGCTTGTTGCATAATCGTCGTGCGCATCGCTCGGATGAATAGCAACCACATTTAGCACATCACCAGGAACGGCATATGCGTACTTCCATTCCGGCCAATTGTTTGTGACATTAGCCAAAGAAACGCGACGCATCGCGAAATTCCAATAAGCCATCTCAAGCAAAGAATCTCGGGCAATAGGATAGAACCGGGCGCAGTGTTCTGCCTGGGCAGAGCCTTCCGGCGGGTCAATGCTTGCCACCGTGGCGCTGTCGCCAAGATGCCCAAGGGCAAGATTACAGATATCAACTACTGACGCCATGCTGGCCTCCTATGTGAAAAGGGGCGACCCAGTTTCCCAAGCCGCCCCGGTACATCAGCTTCCGCCAGGAAGAATTACACAGAGCCTTCGTCTGCGCTATCAGCAGGCTTGGACTTCTTCCACTTTTTTGCAGCAGGAGCCGGGGCTTCAGCTTCAACAGCGGCAGGAGCAGCTTCCTGCGGTTTGCCATCGATGTATTCAACGTTGCCGTTGTGCGGACCGTTGTACTCGAAGACTTCGCCTTCTTGTCGAAGGGCGTTGTCGATTTGGCAGAGGCGAATAGCGCGAACTTGAGCCATGTGTATTTCTCCTTATTAGACTACCGAGAAGCCAGAAGCGTAGAACTTCTTGCCGTCTTGGATGTCGGTGACGATGTCAGCGGTAACCTTGCCAGCACTGTTAGTGCCAACAACGGTATAACGCATACCAAGGTAACGCTGACCCAGTTTGCCAACCAGAGGATTGAAACGAACGATTTGTTGTGCGCCGATAGAGGCGGTAGCAACAGCACCGGTCGAGCCAATTACGGTGACGTTTGTAGTCAAGGCTGCATCAGATGCAACGATAACGTCAAACTGGGTTGAGGTACCACCAGCGATTGCGGTAGTTGCAGTGAACACAGCGTACAGGTCGCGGCCTTCACCCATGTCACGGGCAACGCCCAGATCCACGGTGTCGGTCGAAACTGCCGAGGTGTCGGTCAGAGCAACGCTTTGGTCGGTAGATACGCGTAGGAGCTTATCGGTGATCATGATTATTTCCTTTCAAAGAGGGTGATCAATTAGGACACAACTGCTTCGGTATTGACGATGGCGTCAACGCGGCGCAGAGGAATGCCCAGGAACGACAGCCAGCTATACGGCGTACCGAATTGCGACAGACCTTCGTTGATCTTCAGAACATACTGCGACTTGTCCAGAGCGGCAATCGACAGACCCGAGTGAACGGTACGGTTCATGTAGAAAGCAGCACGGCCCATAGCCATGTTCGGGATACGATACATAGCGCGAGCCATCAGCTTGATGATTGCAGTCGAAGCAGAGGCGGCTTGGGTGTTGTCTTGAGCCAGCAGATGGGTCACATTGATGTTACAAATGCGAACCACATAGCGCCAGTCTTTGACGACCAGACCGTTCTTCCACTGGTAACGAGTCGAGTACGCTTGCAGACGGGTGCCGTCGCTGTTGTACACGGTTTGCTCGCCCAGGTCTTCGTGAATCAGGCCAGCTTTCGAACCCTTCGGGAAGTGGCAGTACACAGTTTGATCGCCCCAAACAACCAGGTAGATCGAGGTGTTAGCCGTAGCGTCTGCACCGCCAGCCGACAGAATGTTCCGCGAGTTGGCAGGCGAACCGGAGCCGATGTCCGAGTAGCGAGGAGCCAGGCCCAGGAACGTCTTCGGATCAACAGCAGGGTTGCCGTAGAACAGAGTCGTGGCTTGGGTTTGGTTCATAGCTTCCAGGAAGGCCTGGTCTTCCGACAGACGGAATTGAGCCGTGTTGCCGTTCAGCATGGCCAGATCCTTGTCCACTTCCGAGCGAGCTTCCAGGATGCCGGCAGCTTCGTCAACCTGGGCAGTCGTCGATTTGCTCGACGGAATACCTTGGTTCAGAGCGCGCCAGTAAACGGCAGGCAGGCCAGTACGGACGACAACGCGTTCACCGGTCGGCAGGTTGCCTTCCTTGAATACGCAGTCTTCGAGGATCTCGTTGCTCTGCGACAGCAGTTCAGCGATGATGGGTACACGACCGTCCGGGTCAGTGCGCTTGGCCCAGTCGGCCAGCGTGAGATTGCTAGTAGAGAGAGTGCTCATTTTGAACTCCTATTAAGATTGCTGATTTGTATAAAGTGCTGCCGCCTTTGAGTTGAAATCTGCTGGACCGGCTTTGGTGCTGGTGCCAGAAGTGTTCCCCACATAGGTGTCTTCACTTATAGCCTTGCCTGCTCTGAACATAAACCGGATAACTTCCGGGTTATTACCCAGACCAGACTCGTTGAGCAACGCGCGCAGCTCCGGCGTACCGAAGTTATCAAGAGCCTTCTTCGCGACGGCCAGGTTTTCCTGTAGCTTTTCGCCACCGAACTCCTTATCCACTTGAGCCTGTGCAGCCCATTCGTTCCGAATTTGCTCGACCTGCTGGGTTTGACGGGCTTCAATGCTTGGAGCCATCTTGTCCAACAGTTTCTGTGCAGCATCCTGTGTCAGGTTCAATTCCTTGGCGATCTCCGAGAAGTCTGCAATGACCTCGGCAGCGTATTCCTTGCCTTCAGGGGCAACGAACTCGTACTGTTCAGGCGCGCCTTCAGCCGTGGCTTCTGCATCACCCTGTTCGCTTTCGGCATTTTCAGCAGGGGCGCTGTCCTGCGCTTGCCGATCCTGGCCTTCGGTTGCTTGTTGCTGTTCTCCGTACAACGCCTCTGCCGTCGCAGAATTGTCGCCCGGAGCCTGCGATGAGGCCGTGCCTTCAGTGGTCGTTGCGGCTTGATCCGTCATCAGCGATTCTGTCATTTGTTTGTTCCTTTACCATCGTTGTATAAAGCTCTGGGCAATGCAAGTGAATCAAAGACAGAGTGCGATTACCGAAGTTCCTATTACCTTCTGCGAATGCCATTTTCATCGCATTGGTATCGAACGACAGTCGGAACACACCGCTTTGTTCCAGAAGACGCCAAACAATCCGACGCCCCCGCTTGTTGCTCATGAGCCACTTTAGATCGGCTTCCTCGTTTTCGCGGGACAGTCTCGCGCGAAGTTCCCTGTCGGACTTCTCACGCTCTTGGCCTCGAATATCGAGAGGATCAAAATCTTTACTCATTTTTGAAGTTTATCCACAGCACATTTGGATACGGGTACCATCGTTTTGCAACATTATTGCTGCGCCTGTGTTACGTTGACTACAGCCGATGGAGCTGCGGGAGCAAAAGCTGTAGAAGCTACGGCATCCAGGGTTACGTTTGTACTATCAGCCGCCCAACACAATTCAATATATTGATTGGCTGCAAGCGATACTTCTTCTCGTAGCGACACAGTCGTGTAAGCATTGTTCACACTAACTGTCACTAAACGTGCAGAGTTGGCTACGTCTGTACCATTCTTACGCACCCAGAACCATACGTTCTTATCGGTTGCGCTACCGCTAGTAAGCTGGAAATTAGCCGATATTGTGTACAAACCAGACGCAGGAACAACAATACGCGATGCTGGAGTACCCAGAACAACACCGTTACCAATGTCCAGACCGCTCATTACGATTGGGTAAGCCGTGTTAATAGCAGCAGGAGATGTATCAGTAGTCCTAGAGAACTGTCCGTAATACTGCTCCTGCTCAACAGTAGGCCGTACAAAAATCACGCCTTCCGTGGCATGGGCGATAACACAAGCCGCCACAGAGATCACGTTGTTTGGGGCGGTAGGCTTTACGTTAGTCATTCCTCCGGCAACGGTAGGTGATGCATATAGAACATCACCAGCAGTAAATGCGCTTGTATCTACATCACGCACAAATCCCCAAACTGTGCAATATCCAAGTTGCCCGCTGTCAGGCAAGTCGTGCGTCATAACGCCAAGGATGTACAGGGATGTCGATGATCCATCGGCCAGGTATGGCGCAACCAGCAAAGCATTGGCCGTTGCCCCGGCGAACCCAACAACAGTGCCGTTGGGTATTGCAGATCCGGTTGTGTTGCCCACTCGTGCGTAAGTCTCTTGCCCAACCTGCTGCACAACGCCGTTTTCCATCTGCACATCAAGCGTTTCATCGGTTGGATTCCAGCGAGACTGCCCAACCAAAAGCTCTCCCGACGGAGGCCCGCCGATAAACATGAATTCGCTTCCGTCAGGATCTTTGACGCCAACGATGTCACCGGTTACTTCGTCGTACAGCCACGGACTTCCGGCGTACTTCTGGAAGGTGGTCATGATTAGGCCAGTCGATCAAGCTTGAATAGGCTGCGAGCCAAGCTATCGAGGACTTCATCCACCAGATTCTGGAGGTGGGATTCGGTACCAATCATCAATCGGTTGGTTTCGATGTACTCATAAATTCGACGAGTCTCCGACGAGAAATTCTCGGCATTGACGCCACCAAACGTGATGCCCATCCCCGTACAACCCATGAATGATTCAGCAAGATTGTCAGCATGATCCGAAAGGCTTTCATAGACATCTCCAAGAGCTTCGTGAGCGGCAAACGAACCAGGGCCGGTCGTCATCAGATGTTGCTTGTGAATGATAGTGACGGCATCCAGAAGCTTGGTGATGAACTCTGCGGCAGAGCCAGAATCACCGGCGCCATGTTCCATGCCGTACAGAAGTGTGCTTTTATCTTTTGCCATGATTAAACCTCTACAGGTGAAGGTGAGTTATAGCCAGAAAACTGATTCATTACATCCATCAGTGCGTTATTGCCGCCACCCGTTGGCGCTGCACCAAGATTGCGAGCGGTTTCTGAAGTTGTATGCATTGCATCAACCTGTGCCTGGGCTGCTTGAGCCTTGGCGCGGGCTTCGCGAATGACAGCAACCTGGTCGCTGGCAATGATCATCTTCGGATCAACGCCAAGCATTTCGCTGTAGCTATCTGCCCACTGGTCAGAATCGAACTTGTCCAGCACTTCGGGCTTGATGCCTGCAACCACACCAAGGTTACCAACAAAGCGGTCAACAGAATTGGTGCCGATTGCGCGTTGCGCCTGGGCAAGCATGGACACAAACTCGACGTTGAGATCCATGCCTTGCAGCTCTTCTGGTGCCGGGGGGACGATGCCGCCTTCTACCATGCGATCGAACGTAATCTCGATGAGAGGGTCGAGCAGTTCGTTGTGCAGGCGCTCCAGAACCGGACCAAGCATCAGCAGCTTCTCTTCGTGGCGCTCTGCCACTTCGGTAGCCGTCATGCGGGTGTCCGTTGCATTGGCGAGCATCAGGAAAAGATCGGCATAGAACGAGCCACGGACACGCTCTCGCACGTCCTGGATGTCTGCCAGAAGATATTGAAGATTCAGATTGACATCGAATGCAGTCTTGATGCCTTGGCCTTGGCCATCAACAAACGTGATGCCACCCGGCAGCATCTCGACATCACGGTTCTTCATCGTGGTCGGAGCTTGAAGCGGCGGCTTGGTCTGAAAGTCGATTGCTTGAGCTTTGCGTAGCTGCTCATGTTGTAGCTGCTTGATGTCGCCCAGAGCTTCCATGCCCGGGCTGTTGCCGTAGATGTCACCGCCAGCAGTGGCCCAGCGAGGCACTACGGCAGGGAAAGTCTTGAAGCCACCTTCGCGCAGGAACTTATTCGGGTCGCCACCTACCTCGAAGTAGAAGCTTGCGAACGGCATGTTAAGCGAATCCATCTTGCGAGGATCACGGTCAGCCCGTGGTTCAATGGCGTGAATCAACGGAATCCATTTGTCCAGGTTGCCGTTGTCATACATCGACTTGATCGTGTTCGAGCAGTTCTTGTAACCGAACTCCTTAACGATCTCACCGACGGTCTTCTCAAACTCGCGGTACAAAGTACAGACGCGGCCCTGGTAGTCAGTGGCAATACAGTATTCGCCAGTGGTCACCGGGTAATGGTGAATCACAGATTGACGGTCAGGCAGGATGATCGATGCAGCGGTACCGAACGCACCCAGCTCTTCGTACATGCCGTGCAGGGCGCGGTAAGTATTGGAGCGCTGAAACACAATCTGCATGCGACGGGTCACGTCATCAAGCCACAGCTTGACCGGAGGATAGTTGTTCAGCTCTGGGTCACCCGTGCCAAGACGGAACCAAGGGCGAGCCGGTGATGTAGCGCCAGCCATCATGCCAGCGCCTAGCGTACGCAGAGCGCGTGTGCCAGTGTTGTCATAGATGTTGTTGTGACGACGCCAGCCCTTGTCACGATCCTGTCGGAAGTAGCGGCCATTTCGTGGCAGAAGATAGGTCGTGATCTCTTGCCAGTGCGCCCACCAACTAGCTCGTTCAGCTTTGAGCTGACCCCAACGGGTGAACAGCTGGTCCCGTGTTGGCGCGTTTTTATACGACGTTGCGTCGCTGGTGAACTGTGACATGTTAGCTACCCAACAAAGTTGATTTGCCTAAGGTCAGGTCTGCTGGATTAACGCCAGAAGGTCCGGTAAGCATTGTGCTTGCAGAGCCGCCTTGAGAATCTTTAGCAGCCTCGGCCATGATTGCGTTCACATCAGGAGACTTGCGGTTAGCTGCGTTCTGAGCTTGGTCTGCCTTTTGTTGCTGGCCTTTGGCTCGTTCTGCGGCTTCTCGTTGTGCCTTCTCTTGTTGAGACAGCGCATCAGCTTGAGCTGCTTTTTGTTGCTCGCCAGAATAAATAGAGTAGCCGGTACCTACTGCTGCTGCTGCTGCTGCGATAGCGATTGCGGTTTCAATGCCCATTTAGATCTCCTTCATAACTACGATATCAACGGGCTTGTACCCGTGACGTAACAACATATCAGCAAAGTCAGTCCCAGCGCGGCAGTGCCATGTGAAACGACTTGCGCCTCTTTGCTTCGCCTCTTGCACAGCCGTTGTGATTATGCGGCCAGGCAAAAGACCGTTGCGATATTCAACTCTGACAAACAGCGCATCATTGCTAGCTACCTTCACAGACGGATTATGCGGGTGACCCATGACAGCCACAGAGCAATATCCAACGATACAACCATCGACAAACGCAGCCACCGCAAACATCAACCCAGCATCGTGCAGCTTCCGGTACGTTTCGACATCGGGATTGAACTCGAAGTCGAACCCGGTCTCTTGCCAATTAGCATCAACCAGGTCTCGCATGGAAGTAATGACATCAGCAGGATTCACGATGGCCACGCTTACCATGATCGGAGTCTATTGCTCTGTTGTGTGGATACGGGTACCTCACATCGACGAATAAGGGTCATACTCGCCGCTCCCCCGGGCATTCCGCCGGGCAATGTCGTAGATGTCTCTCGGCTTCTTTGGCGCCACAGGATAGGCAAAGGTGAGCGCAAGGGCATCAGCCATATCAGGCGAGCCCCCACCTTGAAGTCGCTTTTTGATCTCGTCTTTGGGTTCTAGCACCTTGCGCCCGGACGAATCGTACCAGTAAATCGGCGTGGCCAGCTCTTGCTTCAAGCTGTTATCGTTTGGAATGCCGCCGCCATTGGTCAGCCACTGGCTCATCTCCCACCACATCTCGGTGCGACGATTGACGTACAGGTTTGGCTGCACTGCCTTGCCGCCGAACGGCACCTCGACCACGTCGTAGCCAAGTTGGCGCAAGCGATCAATAACGCCAGCCCCGGCGCCCGCATCAATGAAGACAGCGTCAGGTTCCCAGGTCTCAATATGATTGGCCACTCGAGCAGCAAGGTCCATGTTGTCGATTCCACGGTACACGATGGGGTCGTATGCCTGAACGCCACGGCGTTTGAAGACTACCGACCTGTCATCACCGAAGCGAGCCGGATCAACGCCCAAGATCTTCGGGGCGCCCTCAACATCCTTTTCTGTATATACACGACGGGCAGCGTCTTCGCAGTCAGACAGGCTAATGAGCTGATCATCACCAGCAGCCGTAAAGTCGCAAAGGTATTCCCGAGCAAACGATGTCTCTGCCATGTCTCGCTTAAGACGGGCAACTTCTTCTGGGTTGATTGCGCTTGTGTCATATACCGTGTACCGGGCAGCATGCCAGTCAGGCAGATGTTCGGCTTTGTAATAGATTTCAGAAAACAGGTTGATGCCGCTCGGAGTCCCGATAAACAGTGCCCAGCCCATGCGGTCAGACAACGCTGGCTGCACGATATCCATCCACACCTCTGGCTTGATCTGCGCCACCTCATCGATAACCACGCCATCAAGACGGACGCCCCGCATCGCATCCGGGTTATCACCACCAAACATGCGAACCACGCAGCCGTTGTGCTTGAAGGTGACCATGAGATCAACCTCGGATATCTCAACGGCGCCAGCCCGGCGAAGTGGTTCAATCTTCTGCTTCAAGCGTGCCCACGCAATGGCCTTTGCTTGCTTCAGGAACGGCGCAATGTAGAAAAACATACCAAGGTCTAGCTTGAACTTCAGCGCCTTGTCTATCAGCTCCATAATGGCCAGCTCGGTCTTGCCGGCCCGGCGATGGAGCGCCAGCACCGTGAAGCGTTTCTTTTGCGCATGGCATTCCTTTTGCCAATCACGCGGCCTGTAATCCAGGCGAATGTTATTGCTGCTCATCCGGGATTCCGGTGATGATATTCAGGGTAACGCCGCCCTCATGCTCAACACCAAGCTTGTCGCCATACTTGCGAGGGTTCAATCGCTTCAGCATTTCCATGCGCGCCCAAATGCGATTCTTTTGCCAGGCAACATAACCTGAATCGATCTTGCCATTGATATCACCAGGCGGCATCTCGTCTACGATCTCCTGGCTTTGTTCGAAGAAGACTTCTTGCCCGTCCTCACGCGCACGCGCGACCTGTCCGGCAAATACAGGATCTTCATCCATCCAATCATAGACCGTGCTTCGCCCTGGATTGCCTTCGATTTTACAGAATGAAGTCAAGAACTTACCAGAGGCAAGCCAGTTTAAAACTGCTTGCTTTTGCTCGGTGTGATCAATCGCTTTTTTCTGCGACTTTTTTCCATCGGTCTGGGGTTTGGGCGCGTCTTTCATAATTGCAAATCTTCTGAATGTAACTGCGTTTTAATCCGAAAATCTTGGCCAGCTTTCAGGATCTTATGCCAAGGCGTCTTTTTAACACCTTCGCCGGCCATCTCTTTTGCCTCGGCCTGGGATAAACCATGCTTTTTGGCGATTGCCGGGTTATGGGCAGCAGCCTGAAATAGTTTGTGCTGTTTTTCTGTATAAGGCATTTTAACCTCCTATTGCCGTGGATTCTGTATCAACATTGACAATAAAGCAACACTCAATCGCAACCATCTTTTAATCGGACAAATACCAGCTCCATACATGATTTCAGATTCTCGATGAATTCTTTGCTCTTGTTCTGCTCGAGCTTTCCAATTCTTAATCGCCGCTCTTTTAGCGGATATTTGAACAGAGACCTTGCCAAGCACTCGATCTTGTAATCGTCGCAGTAATTGCAAACCATCTTGCCAGTAACCAACCTGACCATCTTCACATCTTCGTTTTCCAGGCGCTGACATCCCAGGCATCCTTCTCTCATTGAAGCCCACCGTTTGCTGTAGCAGCCATGAATGCATCAACAGCCTCGATGGCATCTTGCATGACTATCCTGCTGAAAACCTGGTCACCATCCACTCCAGACGACTCTGGCCAGGTCATGAGAAAGCTGGAAATCCCGTGGCCTTCCGGCTGGAAATAAACCCGAATATCAATCGTGCCTTCCGGGTTGTTTTGCTTAATCATGGCAATCTGCGTGTACCGCTTAACGTCCCAAACCTTCGCGAATTTGTTCATCTCATCGAACTCCAAAAACAATAAAAGACCATTACCAGGACGAATGCAGCCCACAGCATGCACTCGTCATCGCTCATTTTCCGTTGCTCCTGACCATTTCACTGTACCGCTCGCCGCTGCCCCGGTGCTTGCATTCAGAGCAACGTGGATCTGTCAAACTCATATCGTACCGGCATTCCTTGCTGTTCCGGTGTTCAATCCGAACAGCCTCGTACCTGAACATCGGCTTGTAGCCGTCAGATCCGGCCATCCGGTTTGGAGCGTAATAACCCTGCATTCTTCGATCACCATTGTGGCAACCGTAAGGTTTGCTTTGATCGATCTTAACTTTCTCATGGACTTTGTGATCTAAAACGGCCATTAATTACTCCTTGCTCGGATGTATCTGTTAGCGTCATGTTTCGCCTGGCAAGCACGACACTTTCTGTGGCCTAATTTGTTGACGTATGTATTGTCTGGCGTGAATTCATGTCCGTGTTTGCAATGCGTCAATCGAGATTTGCCAACAGTGCAAACCCGTTTTTTGTTCGCACAATCACGCATATTGTCGGTTCTGTCACCTAAAAATAAATGGTCAGGGTTTACGCAGATTCGGTTGTCGCATTTGTGCAGCACCCACAACCCTTCCGGTATAGCTCCATTGGATAACTCCCATGAGTATCTGTGCGCCCCATGGCATTTGCGACCCTCCGGCTGCAAGTGAGTAAAGAAAGCGCCATACCCGTTGCCACGGATTGAACTCTGCCACACCCAGCACCCAGACTCGGTATCTTTATTGACCTTATCCCAGAAGCGTTCTTCAATCGGCTTCATTGCTCGCTGCGGTTTCATTTGCTAACTCCATCGGAATGTTAAATTGTTTGCACATTCTAACACGCTCGGCTAGGACTGCTTCATTACACTCAACATCTATTTGTTCCATCCAAAACTTCTTCTCATGGGCAGCGACTAGGGCGGCGAAGCGTTCAAGGTCTAACGGCTCCGCTGTAATGA